ATCACATGGCCGTTCGAGGGTCGTTTGCCCGGGTGGTCCACCGGTGGGGGGGGGACCGCCGCCGCAATCTCCAACAGGGCAGGGATCGTTCCGCGAGTCAGTACTGGAGGCGCCGTGCCTATAGGAGCATCCCTGATCGATACCATATGGATAGACGGATGCATCGCCGATGGATCCAATCTCTCTGATGACATCTGCATTTCCGTCGTAGAGGTTTCCCCAGGACCCAATCCAAGCTATTGCGTGATCATCGCGACCACCTCCTGACCATCCAAGAATATTTTCATGCAATACGCCAAACTCCAAAGTGATAGACCAAACTTTTGGATACAGTGCAGAGACGCCTGGACCCTCTACCATACCCTCATCAAGATCAGGCGTGCAAGATAGGGACTTTATGACACCTAGCAGCCCCTTTGGACCGTAAACCGCCTCGTCCAACTGAGTTGCAGGATATTGATCGCCGCCGCTTTGGGTGGAGTGCTGGTCATGCCTATTTCCCATTATTAGGTTGGCGAATTTAATTCTGACGAGTGGTCCCTTTGAGACGGTAGTTGCTAATTCTGGTCCATCGCTGTAATAATATGGATACTGTAATTTAATTAATTTTTGAATGTTGCACATATTATGAACTGCTTCGCCATAACTTGCAGCAACAGTCTTGAAGCCCAAGCTGATGCTTCGACCGGTCGATCTCCATGTATAAATTGGGTCGCTGCGTCCAAAAACTTGCTCACCTGACCAATCGCTAGTCCAGTTATCGGAGTAATTTGTCAGATATGGCTTAAACGCAGCTAAATTGGCTCGATTGGAGCCCTGAATAACGCCTTGAAATTCAATCGTAAAATTTCTACTATCGGCATACGCATCCGACAGATCAAGATATTCGTTTTCAACAACTTCCCACCATGAATGTGCTGGCATATTATCTGTACCTCTCTGTATATAAGTATGCTAGAATCTAAAAATACCAGTAAGAGTGTTTTCTTGCTCTTCCGCAGAAATTGTCCTGATTCTTTCATCCAACTGTTCATTGCCAATGTGCACCTGCACAGTCATCTCTATTGGTCTCGCTTCGGGTGCCGGCGCTTCACCTTCGCCGCCTTCGCCACCGCCACCGCCGCGGAGAGCTTCAAGAAGCTCAGCGCCGCCTACCTTAAGCAAGCCTGTCAATGCAACAGTTTTTGCTGCCGGCAACTCATCAATCGCAGCGACCATTCTTTCTATCTCATCTGCAACTGCCGTCAGCGTTTCATACTCAATACTAGCCATCCCCTGTGCAAAGGATGCAATTGCTTCTAAGTCTGCAGTCTTGATCAGTGCCAAGCTCAACGCCAGGGCGCCCATTCCGACAGCAAAAACAATCAAACCGACGCCGGCAATAAAGAAGAAAAGCGCTGCTGATATTGTTGCTAATGCAAATTCACTAAACAGTGCTATTTTTTCTGGATTTATGTTGTTCATCAGCGCTTCCACGCCGATAGCCATAAAGTTAATTCCTATTCCCGCCACCATCACAGCGGCACCCATGACAAACATAGCCTTAGCAAAAGCCATCATAGCAAGACCGGCTGCGACAGCAAGCCCAGTGTACACCAGTGCTGCTATAATTCCAACAAATATCGCAAATGCAATACCAAAACCAATCAAAGCCATGCTAAAAGTATTTAACTGTTCTGGATTTAAATTGCCAATTGCCGTAGCCAACTGTGCAAAACCTTCTGCCATCAATCCTATACCCGCTGCAGCAATTCCAATCGCGACACCAATTAAAAAGAGGGCGCCGGCTATTATCATAATTCCTAATGCAACTTTGGGATTGCCTGCCATTTTTCCCAAAAAGACCAGCGCAATTGCAAAAAATATAAATGTCCCAACCAACACGTATAAGGCCGTATTAAAAGCTTGCAGCTGCTCTGGGTTTAGCTGAGCCATTGAGTCTGCCAATTGCGCAAAACCGGTTGTAGCTAAATACACGCCATAACCGATCATTACCATGGCGGCGCCCAATGCCAACAGTATCGGGATAACTTTTTGATTAACTTTATCTAATAGTTTTAAAGCGATTGCTAGTAAGACCATAGCTGCAGCTAGCTTGATAATCCCTTCAAGGAAGTTACTAGCCATTTGCCATATGAACAAAAGAAATACGATGACGCCGATGGCAATCGCCCACTTCCGCCATGCTTTAACATTAAGTTCCGCTCCAGCGGCGGACATGGCTTGTGCGACCGACAATACCATCAAAGTGGTTCTCAATGCAACCAAGGCAGGGATGGCGAATTTGATAATAGTTGACATCTCTGCTAGCGCGCCGACAAAACTAACTGCCGCTTCTGCTAATTTGATGAAATCTTCAGAGTGCTCTGCCAATATCGCCATAAGCTTTTGTTGCACATCCATTGCCGCAGCTGCAGCCTCTTGTTGCTTCACTAGCTCTTCTGCACTCATTTCTGTTGAGCCGGCAAACTGATCCATGTTCCCCGACATAAGCATGGCTAGTTCGCCAACGTCTTTAAGCCCCATGGCTTCGGCTAAGGCGATCCTCTCATAGTAGCCCATGGACTCCCAACTCAATCCAGCCTGATCGACGGCATCCTTCATCATTCTCAAGCGTTCGGTTGGATCAGTAACCGTCATCATGTCCAAACTATTTAAGTAATCACCGCCCAATATGGCATTTAGGCTACCGACAGATTCGGCAGCGCCTTCGAAGGTGTCAAATTTTCCTGTAATATCAAGCAGTCTTTGCGTTTCTATACCTGTTGCTTTTGCAGCAGCAGCAAGATCCTTAAATACCTCGACGCCCTGATCTCCGAATTTGGCTAGAACGGGACCAGCGGCAGCGAAATCTTTAACCATTGTTGCTGGCAATACGCCCATGTCTTTCGCTACGGCAGTCAATTCGTTGGTCGCGTCCATAGCGGCTTCGGTACCGAGTCCCAACATTTTTGTACTAACTTCTATGGATGCAGAATAATCATCATTTGCGACACCAACCTTTTCAAGCAGCGCTGCCTGCTCTGTCAATCTATTTTGCATTGTGCCACTCAATGCTGAAAACTGTGACATGTTTGCAAACAATGATCCAAATGCAGCTGCATTGTCTTCCATCGTTACGCCAAATTGATTGTTTGCGTAATATAATTCGGTTAATTGTCCCCTATATTTATCTGCGGTGCCGGTCGCTTTATTAAAGCTCGCTACAGCTTTGTCGTTCGCTATAGCAATATTAAAAGCATTTATTGCAAGTCCGATCAATATTTCATCAAGCGCTTTATTAGCAATTTTTAGAAGATTACCATTTTGAGCTGCTTTTTTAAAAGACCCCGCTATCTCTGCTATGGCATTGTCCGATTGGGTGATCTTTGCTATAAAACTTTCAAGAGCGCTTGTGTCTCCTGCCAGATCATCAAACCAATCGTCCATTGTCTCGCCAAGGGACTTCATGGCGCCGGCTGCTTTTTTAGCTGCTTTTTCTGTGTCTTTTAGCGCCTTCTGAGCATCAGCAAGCTCATCGATAAGATCTGCGAAGGCTGCAGAGTTCTTGTCCGTTTGCGAAGCGAGTAGCTCCAACGCCTTAACGTGCTTCTCTGCTGCCTGCCGCTCTGCTTCGGCAGCTTCTGCATTAAGCTGTCTGATTTCAGCGAGATCGGAAGTTGCTTTTGCCGACTCTTTTTTGACGTGCGCGAGTTTTCTATGTTGTTCGGCTAACTCTTCTAGCTCGCCGGCTTCTTTTATATAATCTCGTGCCACAACGCGCTATCTCCTATTCAATTGGCCAAGGAAGTTCGGTCGCTCTCTCGAATTTTTTAACCACCATGTCCAACATTGCCTTCGCTCTGGCTGTTCGCGGGTGATCTGGACCATACTCATTATATAGCCTAATATGTTCCTTTTCTGCCTCTAGAGCCTTAACATATGCTCTTACCTCTTCTGGTTTGCCAACAATTCTTACTTCGCCGGCGGAGACATCTGCGTCGGATTCACCAACGAGGGCGCCAAGCATTTCTTTGCCGTACATTCTCTTTAAAACCCATTTTGTCAAGCCTCCAAACATCCTCAAAAAGACTTCATTTAGACTCTTATCTTTCATTTTTTCAAAGTCTATAACATATGGGTTTATTTTCTCTTCGTGTAAATCGGACATGCAAGTTCCTCCAGCATATAGTAAATAGTTACTTTATGCAAAAAAAGGCTGAAGAGTTATCCCTTCAACCTTACATCTTTGGTGTATTTGGGGTGCCCATGCCGCCCAGCATGTGCTGAGTCTGTGAAGTAAGCTCGTGCGTATTACCGCCCTTACCACCTTTTGATGCTTTGTCTATTTGTTCTTTTTCATCTGCTAGTTGCTTGGCTAGTCGTTTGACAAACCAATTGCGCAGACCAACAGGCAAGTTATAAGCCTCGATGAAGCTCCAATTGCCAACATATTTTAAATAAAAAAACTGTTCATATATGTTCGCCATATATTCATCGGTCAGGCCAAAAAAAGTCCGCTGTAAACGGAACCTCCAATGCCTGCTCATGACCACATTCGGAACATTCAAACATTTGTGTTAGATCAACGTTTGGTGAGGCTTTCTTATAAATATTTCTCAAATGGCGAGAATCTCTCGCTGGCAGGACGCTAATAAATCTCCTGATCGTAGCAACACTATTATCGCCGTTAACAGAGACAATCATTCTGCTTAGTTGGTGGGTGACACTAACGTCTGGATTTTTCTTTTTCTTGGATTTCATGGACTTGGTGATTTGATCTTCATCGCGCCCTGTCATGAATCTTGTCTCTAAGTCTACACCGGTTGTTGGCAATTTAACCATCAACGTTCCATGGTCAGTCATAAACGAACTGTCATCCTCTATGGACCCTTCTTTCGTTTCGCCTTCTAGTAGATTAAAAGTAAACTCAACATTCTCTAAACAGGCAGGGCAACCAATTCTTGTTTGGTATTCCGGACCATATCCAGAAATTCTAGCTGCAACAATAATTGCATTCTTGTCGCCAACTAGTAGAGACTCTAGTTTAATATTTTTGTCAACGATTATGTTACTCATAAATCTTTGCAATGCAACTCCCTGCTTCAGCAAAGTTCTTGAAGTTAATATATCTTCATCTTTTGCTGTCATATGACGGATTTCAATATTCTCTTTCATATACAGGGGATGGTTTTCTGGGTAATATTTGCCTTTTGATGGCAATTCGACAAATTCTGTTGGTACTACAAAATTTAACGTTTGGTTTGTCGCCTGTGGGGGCGGTTCGGCGCCACTTGATTGGTTTGCGCCCATTCTATCTTCATTGTTTCTTCTTGACAAATTACACCTCTCTTTGTTTTATTGTCATTGTTTTTTAAAATCACCCATCACACGATGTTCTCGTCAATGATGCCATCGAGAACTGCGATGTCGGTGGATTCTATAGTGGACTTTTGACCGGGATCTTGAACGGGGTCCGCTGGTTCCGGCGTATAGGAAACGCCGCATACGCCGCCATTGGCGTATATGTCGCGATTTGGATAATGATTTCGGGATGGCTGCGCGGTTGAGTCGAAAGAATCCTGACCATTCCACCATGCCATTCGTGCTCGCTGGTTCATCTCAGAGTTGAGATCCGTCGCGGGATAAGGCGTTCCGCCGACTGCGACGACTGCCCAGTCATAACAAATTGTCAATTCTATTTCCATAAAATCGTTATTATCGTAACTTAATTTTCCAAAATTGGCTTCCTTTATCCATGCGTTGTGCAATTGCCATTCTTCCAGGGCGCGCCCGCAGGAGTCCAATTGCCAAATCTTGACCTGTCCTAATGATGCCACGGCTGCAGCTTTTGTAACAGTAGTATAGGGTTCTTCATTGAGATCCAAGATCATTTCGTCCAGCACTCTCTCCAAACCGGCGACCATCGTCGATATCGCCGCCCGGTCGCCGGTCGGATCGGTGGGGCTCCGATTCGTCTGCTTGGTGTTAGCGTTATAGAAGTCATTGCCATAGCCAGCCATGCCGCCGGCGTCTTCAAGGTACCTACCAACAAGTTCTGGTACAGAAGGGCAATCAGTGTCAACAAGGACGATCTTGACATCACTCCATGTTACAGTTTTGGGATATTTAAAAGTTTTATTAATCATCTTGTGCTCTGATGATTCTATGCTAAATGCAGGCTTATCAAATGATTTTGCATACCACAAATATTCGGGCAAGCCTTGTGCCCGGGTTGCGTTCAAGCCAGTTCCCCCTAAAAAATTTCCTAGCTTTGCTATAAACCTATATGGTCTCTTTGGCTCGGCAAAGGGGGTAAACTGGTCGTGTGGATCGGTCCAAAATGACATTTAAAAAAAACCTATATTAATAAATATATAGAAGTTAACTTGATCCACCCTCAAGTCCGAAGAACCCCTCGCCGGTCGTCGCGCCGAGGACTGCGCCCGAGTCTCCCAGCTGGGCCCAATCATAACGAAGAACGATATCGATTGTTGATAGATCCTCGCTATCATAGTCTAAGGCAGAGGGCTTAACCTCTTTAATCCAGGCTTGATTTAGTCTCCAATGCTCGACCACTGCACCATCTGAATCAATCTGAAACAAGTTGACAGCACCCAAGGCTACAGAAGCTTTTGATTTTCCGACTGTTTCGAGCAGTGGGTTCGCGGCGGTGCCGGGGGCCGCTGGTCTGATAGGGATTTTATATCCTGAATTCTCCATCATCTCGGATAATCCTGAAACTGCATCGGGATCTGCGGGGTCAACGATCGTGGCAGTAATTTCATTCCAAGTAATTTTACCGGGAAAATAAAACGTGTGCATAAGATACTTATGTTCCGATTCGCTCAAGCTAAAGGTTGGCTTATCGCACTTCTTCGCGTACCAAACAACGCTTGTGTCATTTCCAGACCCATGCGTAACATCGCCGCCCATCGCGGCTCCTAATTGGGTGATCTGCAGAACCCATCTATATGATCTTTTTGGATCTTTATCTTCTTTGCCGTCATATGCTGTCCAGAATGCCATCTAATTTATCTCCTTCAATATTATATAGTCATTTCGTTTTTTTTTATAGTTTAATCTTCGAACGAAGCGCCAGATCTTGAGATAACAAAATCAATCGCAATGAATTCAATTGATCTTGCGGGTTTCAAGAAGATCTTAGCATAAAGGACATTCTGATCAACCAAGTCAGGTGTCGTTGTGGTTTCGTCTAGTATCAGTTTGTATTCAGTGATACCAAGTCTAGACTGTACCGATGTAAGGAAGGGGTTAACCAAAGCCTTAAATCTTTCCCAAGTCGCTGGTACGTTCTGGTCGAACAATACCCTGGTTGAAAGGCGAGAAATCTGCTTCTTCAGGTAGATCATCAAGCGACGAACATTAATCCGGTCCAAAGCGGATCTTTGAACTTGAAGTGTTTTCTGTCCGAAGATCACGATTCCTTCTGCTGGGAATTTTGCGATTGGGTTGATGTTGGATTCATACAAATCATCCCTATCTTGCTGAGATAGTCTCTCCGTGATGCCGACAACTGGTAGTCCAGCAGCGCCTTCGGTAAGACCGCCCCTATTAAAGCCAGCTGGTGCAAACCAGATCTCAGATCTACGTTCGGACCCTGCCATCGTACCTAGCGCAACAACGCTTGGAGGTACCCATACTGACCGGTCGGCCGAGGTATCCATGATTCTTACCCATGGATAGTATGTGCAACCATAGCTTGAATTTAAAGCTCTATTCTTAAGATTGCTAATTACTGTGGCAACATCTCCTCTTCTAGTTTCAACATCATTTGTAGTTTCAGTCTTTGGCACGTAACCGCCATCAAGGTCGATAATTGCTAAAGCATCAGCGCGATTTTCGCACATTTGAATCATATGGCTTGTAAGCGTGGTATTTGTCAATCCAGGCACAGTTAAAATATTCATCTCCACATATTCGGGATCAGCAACAGTATCAATTGCGCGCTTAATTGTATTATATGCGTAATTGCTATACTCATTACCGGAAGAAAGCTTAGTGTTTCTAAATGGCTCCATCTCTCTAATGTCTAGACCGTCGCGACCGCCATAGAACACCGTTGTGAAGCGATTATACCCCATATCCAAGAGTGCATCGTAACTAGCACTAGTGCATGAGTGACCTTGCTGTCTAGATCCAGACATGTAGTATGCCGTTGTGCTCTCGTTTGTCACAACATCATCCAAAGTGAAGACATAAGAGTGCTCGGTCTCTTCAGTGGAAGATACAGGCACGAAACTACTGATTTCAGCAGCCAGCGGTCTTACGTGGTCAACAACACTCTGATCATATACAGTGCTTGTTGCCGATTTCATTGTTTGAACGCCGAAGTAAGCCTTCTTAGCATCGGTAAGGAATCCATCAGAAGCTGACAGTCTTAGTCTCAAGCTTGGGAAGATAACAGAAGCGGTTAGTTGCACCCCAGGAGATCCAACATAAGCAATGTTGTTATCACCACCGGAGCTTCCATCCATTCCTGGGCGGTTTGATCCCTTGCCGCTATCGCCTTCATATGGCATTGCAATTGCGCCATGACCCTTGACGAAAACGTTGTGGTCCATGGAATTGTCTTGACCACCAGTGAAGTTTGTATTTGTGAACCAAGGTCCAGCACCACCACCGTCAACACACGTAACAGTCGTGTTTCCACTAGACCCACCTGTTGCTTGGGTAATAGTTACCACTGCGTCAGATGCGGTTGCTGAGAAAAGAGTATGATAATTAATAGCTGTTGCAATCAACGTTGCTTGAGCGGACACGCTAGCGCCATTGTGTTGAGCAGACAACGTAGCACCACTAGTTTCAGCAGCTGTGGGAGTGGCGGAATCACTGAATGTTAACGTGACCGTTGTTGCATTGGTGCTTATTAATGTAATTGTATCGCTATCTTCAATAAAGCCCTCGTTCGCAACAGTTATTGTTGCTGTGGCTGCTACTGTGTCGCCCTCGCCTTGATCTGCTTTGTTGTTTGATTCCACAGGAGCGAGACCGGATCGATATACACCACCAAGTAGCGGACGAACCTGACGACCATTACTTTCTGCAGATGCGGAAAGCAGACTGAAGCCAGAATATCTAAGTGGACCTTTGCAACCGAATGGAAGAAGGCTTCTTTCGGATGCAGCGTTGTCAACATCCTCGTTCATAACAACTCGGATATAAAATGAATTGTTTGGCCAATCGCCGTAAGTTCTGTGTCTTCTCTCGGTATCATCCCATTGCACATACTGAGTACCAATTCTTCTAGCAATATAGTTTGGAGAACTGGGGTTAAGATTTAGTCTTGTAAATCTTTCCACTACAGCTGTAGCTTCGTCTCTGTCTGAGAGTCTTCTCAAAACTACATCGAATGTACCATAAGGATCGTAATCGGGAATTTCGGACTTCTTGATATTCTCAATTGACACCTTGAAGCGCGTCTGGATCCACTCACCATGATCCAAGCCAACCAGCTTGAACAGTTCTACTGCCCGGGACTTGTCTAGAGCATCGTAAGATGCATAGTCCGTGCTAGTATCCTGAGAGATGAAGTATCCAGTTTCAGAATTCTGGAATGCTCCCTTTTGATAGTGGTGTCCGACAGAACCGCTCTCGATTGCGAGAACCATTCCGTATGACTTATCCTTAGTATCGGCAGTAGATCCAAGTATTTCTTCAATATGAGAATCGTAAGTTTCACCAAGCCAGTACACTTCAAGGTTAGCTGCTTGGGTAACTGTTGAGTTTGTCTTAACAGGATTGGTGTTGAACACCTTTCTAACGTACTTCTCAGAAGTAGAATCAAAATTAAATAATTGATTTTTCTTGATGTTACCGGAAGAATCCTTGATCAGAACTCTATATTCCTTACTCGCGCCACCATAGACCATTGCGGCTGAACCAGAGATTAGCTTTGACCCTGCGGTACTATTTCGTGTGCCTCGGAGGACACCACTAAGCTCAAGGCTGTACCCATTGGTCAAATACCAAATAGCAGCTAAGGCGCCGGTGCATGCGGTAGTGTGAGATGCGGATTGGAACATGAATAATCCATATGCACCATCATTAGAGGAGACGGTAGTGTTTGGTCCATCACCAGTTGACCAACCTGCCATACCAGCTGGGTCAGCCCCTGTTGAGGTCTGATCAGCGTGTTGTGTTCCAAGCGTGCGAATCATCGTTACTGGTCCGACGCCAGCGCGCAAATACGCTCTTGCAGCATAAGCCGCATACATCGGTCCGGAGGCCAATCCTGGGGATCTCCAGGCGTCTCCTGCGGTCAAGTTTGGACCAGGGCTAGGGGTGCCAAAAATTTCAACGAAATCTCGGAACGATTGGACCCTTATTGGTCGCATTGCGGGACCGCGCTTAGTTCTACCAATAATAACGGGACCGACCTCTAGACCCTCTCTTGGTAGGAAGGAATTATCAATTTCATTAAGAAATATCCCAGGCGATACGAATTTAAACCTTCTAATTGACATGCTTGTAATTCTCCTTAAAAACTTCTAGTTGCATATATTAAAAATATACCTATTTTCGTATAGTAAATAGTTGCGGATTTATCCAAAAACCATTTACTCTTTATAAAAACGATCTTTGCGCGCAACTTTAATTGCGCCCATGGCTTCTTCAACCTCATCCATCATAATAACCCTTTCTCTGGGCATTCTAATTTGAACAAAGTTTTCTCTTCTGACAACCTTTGGAGTTTCCTGATTTTTGTCTGCTCCAATCAAGTGTCCCAAAACTCGTATATCGATGGTGGTCTCGAAAGATCTTTCATCCTCGCCCATATCGGCAACTGCATTGTTTTGTCCAAAATCTTTAGGAAGAAATCCTTCATACCTGTGATTGTCGTAGGAAAGCCTAAAATTGTTAATTTGTCCAGTATTTACAATGAATGGTGTTAAAATCTCATTTATCTGCTGATGGTATTCTGCCTTTATCTTGACACTATAGGTAACATTGATATAAACCGGCAATGGTATGGTTATTGTTTCATAAACAACTTTTTTATTCTTTCGAGGAAAGTATAATTGCCCATGACCAACAGTTGTTTCACCAATTGGACCTCGTTTTTTTGCAGAATCGACAGCGGCATAGTTAGCTGTTTTTTCTTGCTGGATTCTTCTGGAGATTGTTATCTCGCCTCCACGATATCTACGAGATGGGTCGGAGCCCCAAGAAAATGGTACATGTGAAGTTACTTTGCCCGACATTGTTGAGTCCTTGACAATCGAAGTTCTCTCCAAAGTGATCAAAGGAAGTTTTAATACGCCATTTTTGTCTCTCAAGTTTTTATCATTTTTAATCTGAAATGCTCTTTCTGCTGAAACCCAGATAACTGGGACTTTATTCCAACCTTTTTGGGTTGTCGAGAATATATTCAAATGTTCATCAATCCATTGGTGAAATGCCCTATCTATTGTCTCAAGCGTTGATGGCATGATGATTTCATTGCGCGCACGACCGAGAGTTTTATCGTAAATGTTGGGATCTTTGGATTCAATCTGTCTAGGGTCTCGGCCAAATCTCGTCGCATCGGTATCAAATGGATATCCATCCTCATCTAAGCCTCCAGTGCCGCCTAAAGTCGGAGATGTGCCTACGCTAGATAGGTTTTCGTATGGATCGTCACTAGGTGGCATCAAATAATCCCTCTCTTGCTCTTATGCATTTAGCTGAAATCTCGTGCTTGTGATCAACCTGTCCAAACAGCTGTTTTGGCTCAGCCAAAGTAACTATCTCATAGTATATATCGCCATATAAAACGAAATCGCCTTCTCGCACAAATAAATCTTGATCCTCTGTCAATCTTCTTTTATGAAAGTGTATGACGATAGAAGCTTCTTTGTCTAAACCAATGTTTGATGTAAATTTTGTTTGGATGCCTTCATATTCAACCAAAGCATATACGCGGACTGGTGGTAAAAAAGTTTTTTGTATGGCTTCGCCGTATAATGAATGATAATTGGTAAATTCTGGGTCGATCGGATAATACAGCACCTGCTGTCCAATCACCCTCTCAATTAACTCATCATTGACTTGCTTTACAAGGTTGCGCTCCTTCTCTCCCAAGAATAGCGGAGAGGGCGGCGCGTCTGGCTGCTTCCATTTGTTATCATCGCCCATTCATTTATCCTACAAAGATTCCAAGTGGAACGTTAGCCATAATTTTATTTGTCGCATCAACCAATTCTTGATCCTGCTTAATGAGGTCGTTATACTCCATCTCAGACAACATCGTTTTAAGCTCTTCTCGCAACTTCTCTTGTTCGGATTGCCCCTGAGTGATAAGATCTGAACCATTCAAGGTTACGGATTCCCCAGGTATTGGAATTGTGCTAAATTTACTTCTAACTTGTCCAAGCATCTCCTTCGTTAGTGCAAGGGCGAATCGCCTAATCCACTGCTTACCAATTGAATTGATATTTTTATATGGTACGTTGGCGAACGGCAGGGTATTCATATTATTGATACCATCAACCCCCTCAGTATAGTCGCTAGCATCTTCCCATACATCCGTAGGAATAGAAAAATTAAACCAAAAATAATCTGGGGCGTGGCTGCTGGGAATTGGGAATATTCTTAGCTTATTTCCGCCCTTTATTTCATAAGAATAGTGCGATGTTCTTGTATATATGCTATCTTCATAAGCCATGGCTTGCATTTTGTTTTGCCACGTTGGTATTAACTCAAATGTCGCATCATCTGCAAACTGTCCATAAGTAGAATAATTTCCAACAACGCCAATTCCGCCATAATAGCCATAAAATCGCCACATTGCTCTCGGTGTTTTGTAATATACTTTCCTAACAACGATCTTCTTAAGCAGGCTGGCGCCGGCTGCGGCGTCTGGGTGCACCTTTAGCTTTCCTTTGAAAAGAACGGCATCTCCCGTAGCTGCATCGGAATTATTCGAAGCAGCATCTACTACAATTTGTTGTAAATCGTAGTCTTGTTGGTTTTTAACTGTTTTGAACGATGCAGAGTATTCAGGTATTGAGCCGCCGACGCTAGCTTCCGCGCCGATAGCCTCAGTCACTCTTCTGGCATACTGAAATTCGAATCTGGGATATTTAAGGGCAACGTGTGTTCCGGTCAGCGCTGTTTTTAGGGGACCAGCTTTTAAATTTCCGCCATGATCGAACGTGCCAGTGGTATTTCCGAGTGCATCTGACAAAACATTTTTTGCTTGATGCAAATTAACTAGATATGAATATTCTAGCGTAGCTTCCTGATAAGCCGCATAAACATTATCTGTTTTTAATTCGATATCTAAGACATCCCCGCCTAACTTTCTATAAGTATAGGCGACCTGCATCGAGGCGCCTGCAAGAAAGTCGGCGTCGTCGCCATAAACGTTAAAAGGTAAAGATGCTGAAATTTCGCCCGTCGTACCAGTTGCAGGCAATATTACCTTGCTCATCTGGCTGACGGGCTGTAAAGTAGGTTGAGACATACATATGGTCCTCCGCTACTATAATTAGTTTGCTACATCAGTTGTAGAAGTTGTTTTTTATTCTTGTCGCGACTCAGCTGTCGGAATCAGCTTTTTTTTGCCTTCTTTGGGGCAGGCTTCTTACGAGAACGAGTTTTTTTAACCAAATTGCGTGCGCGGTCTAGAGGCGATTCCTCGACCTCTTTGACCTCAACCGCTGGAGATGGTGCTGGTTCCGGTTCGGGCTCCGCTACGACCTCTACAACAGGTTCTGGGGCAGGTTCTGGGGCTACCACGACTTGCTCGATTACTGGCTCTGGCTTAACCGGCGTAGCTTCTTCGCGGCCGCGGATCCCGTATTTTCGTGAATATTTGTTTACTAATTTTCGGCTTGTTAAAGCTCTTCTTTTTCTACCCATGATAACCTCCTGTGTTATATAATAAATAGTTCTTAAATTACAAAAAACCCCCTTCCAATCGGTTGGGGGTTTTAAATATATACTAAATTTAAATATTAGTCGTCAGCGGTTGTTCCAGCAGCACCAACAAGATGCACAGTGCCGACAGCA